TATTTCTTGGAATGCTTCAATGCCAAAACCAGGAAGACGCTTACGACGAAGCAATTGATTTTGTTCGAGAATATGCGCCAAACTTTAAACATTATAAAGACTTTGATTCATATAGAGTAATTTTAGCAAACAGCCAAGATAGAGGCCCTGTAGTAAGTAATTACAAGCCGGATTTTGACATTCCTATTGAAGTTATTGATGCTATAACAAAAGGAATAGAAGAACTGTTCCACAAGCACCTTAAGCGCTTGAAGGTTCGTAAAATGGCTTACGACGCATGTGTTAAAGAAATCAATATCTACTTCCCTCATTATAAGCCTCACAAAAACTACCAAAGCTTTAAAACTTCAGAAAGTATAAAGCATAAAAACAAACTTATAAAAAGAAAAAATGCTGCTAACAAAAAGACTAAATAAAGTTTTTAGTTAAATTATTTACATATTGGTTATTTTTTTTTAAAAGATCTTTGCGATAGTGAATATATTAGGTTTTGAGGTGAAGCGGATAAACCCAGTCTTGTCAGAAAAGAAAGGGTTTTTAAATGCCAATTTTGGTGGCATGGTAGGAAGAACACCTGTTAATGAGAAAAATGTATTTGGCCTTTCTGCTTACTGGGCAGGCGTAAGAAGAATTTCTGAATCAGTAGCAATGCTACCTGTAGATGTATTCAAAAAAGTAAACGGCAACAGGTCTATGGTTGACCATCCTGTTGAATACCTTTTAAACGCAGAGTCTAACTACCAAAGCTGTGCATTTGACTTTACTCAAATTTTAATCACATCGGCAATTAACCACGGTAATGGTTTAGCTATAATAGAAAGAGACAGGTTTGGTACTCCTATAGGATTAGTTAATGTATCACGTGAGATTTGCGAACCATTAAAATATGATGATGAGTTGTATTGGAAGGTTGAAATAAAAGAAGCAGCAAATAAGCAAGAAAGTTTACTAGTTAAAGATAGGGACATTATAAACCTTAGAGGATTTGGAGTTGATCCCGTAATTGGTTTAAGCGCAATTCAAGCACACAAGCAGAATCTAGGGCTTTCGATAGCAGCTCAAGATTACGGGGCTGACTTCTACAATAAAGGTACAAGAATAGATGGTTATATTGAATACGCCGGCGTTTTAAAGCCAGAAACAAAAGACGCTATAAATCAACAATGGACAGCTAACTATGGAGCAAATGGAACTCGCGGAACAGCTATATTAGATGCTGGTTCAAAATACCATAGATTAGGTCTACCTCCAGAAGATGCTCAGTTCATAGAGACACGTAAATTCCAAAAGAATGAGATTGCGACAATACTAGGTATACCATCACACATGATCAATGAAATGGATGGTGCAACATTTTCAAACATTGAACACCAATCTATTGAATTTGTTACGTATGGCATTGGCTCATGGATTGAAAAAATTGAGCAAGAGTATAGAAGAAAGTTATTAAAAGAAAGCGAAAAACGAAGCCATTATTTTAAACACAATGTTGATCGTTTGCTTAGAACTGATGTAAAAACAAAAGGCGAGTATTACAGATTAATGACCGACATAGGCGCTTACACTATAAATGATGTATTAGAGCTTGAAGATAGAAATTCAGTAGCTGGAGGTGACGACAGATATGTTCAACTTAACAGAATCACTATTGAAGACATGAAAGACTACTATAAAAGAGAAAATTTACCATAATGAATAAAATTGAAAGAATTGCAGAAGTACGCGGTGTTAATGCCGAAAATAGAACTGCACAATTTGTTATATCAACCGAATCAATAGACAGACACGGAACAGTGTTTAAATTGGCTGGGTGGGATTTAGAAAACTACAATCGCAATCCAATAGTTGCATACAACCATGTAACAAGCGATTCTAATCCAGATACTATAATTGGAACATCAAGAGTGTACCACGATGGCGATTCCTTAATTGGTGAGGTTACTTTTGAGCGTGAAGGCAATAATCCAATTGCAGACAAAGTATTTAATAAGATGCAAGATGGTATTTTGAAGATGGCGTCAGTTGGTGCAATTCCACATGAGTATCGTTATGGCAATGTTGACAATGGTGAAGATAGTGGTACCATTTACTTCACACGTCAGGAATTAATTGAATGGTCAATTGTTAGTGCAGGATCCAACAAGGATGCATTCAAAAGAAGTGCAGATCAAATTGAAGAAATAAAAAAGACTTTGGAAAATGTTGAAGAAGTAATTAAAGCTCCGGTTGAAATGAGTGCAGAAACAAAAGCAGCTTTACGCAACTACGCCAAAGTTAAAATAGTTACAAAATACCTTTAGTAAAAAGTAGAATTTTTGTACTGTAATTAAAAAATACATAAAATGAAAAATAGTTTAGAAATAAGAGAGGAAATCGGAAACGTAAAAAACATCCTTGATTCACTAGAAACTTTGGTTTCTTCTGAAAATAGAGACTTTAGCGATGAAGAAAAAGTGTCTTTTGACACTAACATGGAAAGACTTACAACTTTAGTTGAAGAGTTACCAAAAACAGAAAAATTAGAAGAAATTAGAATGAAAGCAGCAAACTTAAGTGGCGCACCAGTTGCATCAGCAAGTAAAGAAGAAAAAGAAATAGTAAGAGACTTTTCTTTTGGTAAAGCCGTACGTGCAGCGTTTGGCGGTAAATTAGAAGGTATTGAAGCTGAAATGGCTCAAGAGGGAGAAAAAGAAATGCATTCAATTGGCAGATCTTCCAACGGTATCGTTATTCCTTCAATGATCTTAAATAGAGCTGTGATAACTGAAAACGGAACATCTGGTATTGAGCAACAATCTTTCGTTGACGCAGTTTATGCAAATACTATCTTAGGTGATCTTGGAGTTACAAGAATAGCAACATCAACAGACCAACGTATTCCAATTCTTGGAGCCGTTAGCACTCAGTGGGAAACAGAAGTTTCTGACGCAATTGATGGTGGTGCTGCAATGTCTAAAAAAGATCTTGCGCCTCGTAGACTTGCAGCTTACGTTGATTACTCAAAACAAGCGGCATTACAAGCAAACAGTTCTTTAGAAACTGCACTTAGAAATTCAATTGCTCAAGCAGTTGCTGCAAAAGTTGAATACGCTATGTTTACAGATGATTCTGCTAATGGAGCATTTGCTTACTTAGGTAACGGTAAAACTCCAGTTACAAACGCTTCTATAAGCGCACTTGTTTTGGCTCTTATTGAAGAAGTTCAAGGAAACAACCACAACAGAGGAAACTTAGGTTTTGCAATATCTAACGACTTGTTTAGCGATGTTTATCAAGCAGCACAGGTTTCTGGTGTAAATCCTTTAATAGTTAACGAAATGATAATGGGTATGATGGCTAAATTTAGTAATCAAATTGCTGACATCACAAACCCTGCGGTTTACTATGGTGACTTCTCAAAAGTTCAAGTTGCTCAGTTTGGCGGAATGGAAATCCTTATGGATCCTTATACCCAAGCAATTAAAGGAACAAACAGATTGATCCTTAATTCTTACTGGGACGCAGCACTTGTGCAGGATGCAGCTATCAGCGTAGGTACGTTCGGTTAGTCTTAACGAATAACTAATATTGAAGGGGTGGGTGTTTTGCCCATCCCTTTTTTTTTACAATAAAAAATGATAAGAAATAAAAAAACAACAGCTTATACTCCGGTTGAAAATTGGGCTTTGACATTAGCAGAGGCCAAAAGACACCTTAACATTCTTGATGATTCATTTGACGATCTCATTAATGACTATTTAGCAAGCGCTCATGTTTGGCTGTATAACGAGACAGCTATTCTTGTCAAAGGATCTGTTCTTGGTTATATGCAAGAGTGGGATGATTTTCGTGTTGACGTTGCTAAAGTTGATACATTAGCTGTTTATTACTATGATTTAGATAACACAAGGACTTTATTAAGCACAGATAACTATTTTTGGAACAACGGCCTGTATTCTTATGTAGAATTAAAAGGAAACTTGCCTAGCTTGTATGTTAAAGATTTTGCCATAGAGGTAGAAATAACTACTCTTGAAAACGCAGACGCCATGGTTAAACAAGCACTTAGGATGTTAGTTGCTGATATGTTTGAAAATAGACAAAATGAATTGATAGGTCAAGCAGGTAGAGTTATCTCACGCGGCACTATGTACCAACTTTCACTTGTTAGTCAAAGAACAGAAATATAATGAACATCGGCAGATTAGATAGGAAGATAGTAATACAAGTACAGAACTTTGCAACCAATGCAATTGGCGAGTACACCACGACTTGGGATACTTTTCACAATGCATTTGCCAATGTCCAAAGAGTAAGCGGTACGGAAACAGTAGACGCAGATCAAGTAACTGCAACTAACAAGGTAAAGTTTAAAATTAGATACTTTGCAGGGATTAATGAAAGCATGCGAATAGTTTATAATTCTAATTATTACGACATATTAGAGATACAAGAGTTAGACCGTGAAGCATTGTGGTTGACCGCGACAAGAAAACTATGAACAAAGTACAAATAGAAGGTCTACATGGAGTCATTGGTGAAATAAAAAAATTGACTAATGATAGAATGAAAAGATTAGAAATAATAAAAATTCTAAGGCAGCAAGTAAAGCCAATTTTAGCAGCAGTAAAAGCAAACACTCCAGTTGCAGATGAAGACATTATTTTTAGAAAAAAAGTTTATCAACCAGAGAATTTAAAGAAATCAATGGCCATAAAAACAAGTCCATCTAAACGTTACCCAAACGTTCTAATTGGGCCAAGAAAAGGAAGCAATAAAGTAAACGATGGTTTCTATGCTTTCTTTATTCAATATGGATACTTATGGAACTACAATGTCCCAAAAAATGATTTTATTGGTGATGCAGCAGGCCCGTTGATAGGCTCTGTTAATACAAAAATGAGTGTTGAATTAGAGAGGTACATTTACAAAAAAGCAGAAAGTTTAAATTTATGAGAATAGTATTAATAAAAGATCACGCGGTTGCACTAAGAGTGCTGCCAGAAGGAACAGAATTACGCGTTAGCAATAAGTTAGGCGCGGTATTAATTGCATTAGAAGTTGCAAAGGAATTTGGGGACTATACAACAGAAGAAAAGGTTGAACACATTCTTGAAGTAGCGTTTGACAATGAAGAGAAACCTAAAGTTAAAAAAATTACTAAAGTAAAGAAGTAAAGAAAATTAAATTTGTTTAAAATATAAGAAAAATGGCACAAAGCGAAGGAATATTAAACGGCACATTAGCCAAGATACAAGTTGGAGGTGTAACAGTTGCACACCTAACATCAAACTCATTAACTTTTGACATGGCTACTCGTGACGCGAGCAGCAAGGATTCAGCAGGATGGAAAGAAACATTAGAAGGACAAAGATCATTTAGCGGAAGCGGTGAAGGGTTCTTTGCAGAAGATGCAACCTATGGATATACAGATTTATATAATGCTTATGTTACAAGAAATATTGTTGTTGTAACATGGACAACATCGAATGTTGGGGATTATGAGTATGAAGGAAATTGTTTCATAACCTCATTAGGCAAAACTGATGGCCTTGAGGAATCAAGCACTTTTTCAGTTTCTTTTGAAGGAACTGGCGCGGTTACTCAAACAATGCAAGCATAGTTTTTATCTTGTTATATGTGTGATGAAAGGGGTGGGGTTATGCCCACCTTTTTTTTTACATAATAAACAAAAATTAAACTACATTTACACACAACAAATTAAAATAAATACATATGATTAAAATTAAAAACAAAGAGTACAAGTTTAAATTCGGTTTCAAAGCACTATTAATGTACGAAAACGAAACCGGCACAAGTGTATCAGAAATTGGTGAAAACATCAACATGAGTACTTTGGTTGACATTGCGTATTGCGGCTTAAAAGCAGCAGGCGAAAATGTGACAAAGGACTTTGTAATTGATGCCATTGATGAAGATTTTGCGCTCATGAATGTATTCACGGCAGCCA